GTCGGCGCCGGGATGGGGCATAACATTCGCTGGTGGCACGACCTGGGCTTTGACGCACGCGGCGTCGAGGGGCACCCGATCGCGCTCGCCGAGAGCCCCGTCAAGGAGGTCATGGTCGCGCACGACTACGAGCGCGGCGCGTACGACCCCGGCCGCGAGTATGACCTCGCGATCTGCACTGAGTTTGTGGAGCACGTCGAGCAGGCGTGTGAAGAGAACTGGTTCACGACCCTGCGCCGGTGTAGGTATGTGCTCATGTGCCACGCGCTGCCTGGGCAGGGCGGGCACCACCACGTCAACGAGCAGCTCACGGAGTATTGGATCGACCGCTTCGCCGACAACGGCTTCAAGTGCGACTGGATCACCTCGTGCATGTTCCGCGAGACCAATAACCGGCAGGGCTCTGGCTGGGGCCGCCCGACGCTGCTGTTTTTTGTGAGGGAGCCGTGAAGTATTACTGCATCACCCTCGCCGAGACGCCGGAGCGTACCGAACACGCTCGGGCGCAGGCCGCGAAGGTTGGGATCGAGCTGGACTTTATCCAAGGCATCTTCGGCAAGACGATGCAGGTGAAGTCCGAGATCCCGATGCACACGGACTATTACGTGACCCGCGGCGCGACGTGCCTCGTGTTGTCGTGGCACATTGCGTGGCAGATCGCGTGGCGCGAGGGTCACGAAGAGTTTGTGATCTTTGAGGACGACATACTGCTGCCCGACGACTTTGTGAAGCGGTTCGAGAAGATCCGCGCCGAGACGCCGGAGTGGTGCGACCTCGTGTATCTAAACTCGTGTTGCACCACCGACAAGCCCGGCAAGAAAGAGACCGAGACGCTCTGGGAGATCAAGTACCCGCTCTGCACGGCCGCGATCTGGCACCGCCGGCGCGCCATCCCGACGCTGCAGAAATACACCAAGCCGGCGAACACGCCGGTCGATATCTTGCTCGAGTGGCACGCGCTCCCGCACCTGCGTGTCTTGACGGCGGTGCCGCCGCTCGTGGCGCAGGCGACGCAAGACCTTGAGGTGCCCATGCCTTCGACGATCCACATGTGAGGTGAACGTGAATGTTAAAGCCAAGCGACGTGTTGCTGTTTCAGAAGCGCCTCGACAAGAAAGCGCCAACGAAGCCGGAGCCAAAGAAGCCGCCGGAGCCGCCGAAGGGGGCGCCGCCGAGCCCGCCCTTCCCGCCGAAGGCCGCCTAGTCCTCGCCGAGCACCTGCCGCGCTCGGTGTTCTCGCGGATCGAGATACCGGGCGAGCCTTACTTTCCGTGCAACCCCTCGGTCGCGGCGCACCCGAGTGGGCGCTTGGGGTGCATGGTGCGCACCGTCAACTATGAGCTCGGCGAAGAGGACGGGATCTGGTTCCGCGGCGACCCGGCGCCGAACACGCGCAATTACTTTGTCGAGATCGGCGCGGACCTAAAGCCCGGCAAGCCGGTCGCGATTGATGATCGCACGCAGCGTGAGATGCGCCTGCCGTGCGAGCACGGCCTCGAGGATGCGCGGCTCTTTTGGTGGCGCGACGCGTGGTGGTTTACGGCCTCTGGGCTGCACCACGGCGCTCGGGTGCGCACGACGATGGCGCTCTGCCGGCTGAACGGGAACCGGGTCGACTTCTTGGAGTTTTTGCCGAGCCCACACAGCCGGCACATGGAAAAGAACTGGATGCCGCACGTTAACGGCGATCGGCTCTCGGTGGTGTACACACACTGTCCGGCCGAGAGCTACGAGCTCGCGCCAAACAGGCGCCGGCTCTGGCTCGGCGATGGTGCCTCGCTCTCTGGGTGGTCCGGCGGTTCGCAGATCCTCCCGTTTGGGGAGGACTTAATCGGGGTCGTGCACCAGCGCCGCAAGCACCGCAACCGTGTCTATTACGCGCACCGACTAGTGCGGTACGGCAACAGCCTAGAGCCGCTGCACGCCGGGCGCGAGTTTTACTTCTTCGGCGAACAGATCGAGTTTTGCTCTGGCCTGGCCCAGCACGGCGACGGGTACGTGATGAGCTTTGGCGTCAAGGACCGCGAGGCGTGGCTGGTGTCGCTGACGAAGAATCAAGTTGCACAGATTCTCGCGTGACAATAGAGAAGGGCAACTTTCGGCACGGGTGCCGGTTTTATGTATAACCAAGACGGATCACTGATCGAGCAGGCCGAGGCCGAGATCGGCGCCATTGAGCCGATGGACGACACCGAGCTCGAGGCGCTGGTCGCCGGCGAGTTGACCGACGCGACGTCTTTTGTCGACGCCGAGTTGTCGCCGGTCCGCGCCCGTGCCATCCAGTATTACCGCGGCGAGCCCTTTGGCAACGAAGAAGAGGGCCGCTCGCAGGTGGTCTCGACCGACGTGCGCGACACGATCGCTGGGATCATGCCATCGCTCATGCGGGTCTTCTTTGGCTCGAAGAAGGTGGTGCAGTTTGTGCCGCGTGGCCCAGAGGACGTCGCGACCGCCGAGCAGGCGACCGATTACGTCAATTACATCTTCAGCCAGGACAACGACGGCTTCCTCGTTTGTCACTCGGTCTTCAAGGACGCGCTACGCGGCGCGCTCGGGATCGCAAAGTATTACTGGGAAGAAAAGGTCGAGGTCAAGACCGAACACTACACGGGCCTCGACGAAAACGCGCTGACGGTGCTCCTCTCCGAGCCCGGCGTCGTCGGCAGCGCCATCGAGTCGATGGACGATCCATCGTACCGGCCGCCGATCAACCAGATGACGGGCGAGGAGATGACGGTCGACCCGATGACGGGCCAGCCGCTCCCGGTGCCGCAGATCTATAACGTCGAGCTGAAGCGCGAGTACAAGTCTGGCCGCGTGGTCGTCGAGGCCGTGCCGCCCGAAGAGTTTTTGATTGACCGCCGCGCTCGCTCGGTCGAGGACTCGGTGATCGTGGCGCACCGGCGCATGATGCGGGTCTCGGATCTGGTCGCGCTCGGGTACGACGAAGAGGAGGTACGCTCGCAGATGGGGGTGTACGAACTCGACACCAATGACGAGTATCTGGCGCGTAACCCCTACGCAGAATCGTACGGCCCAGGCGGCACGCAGGACGACAAGCGTGTGCTCTACGTCGAGGCCTACATGCGCGTCGACTATGACCGCGACGGTATCGCGGAGCTGCGCAAGGTCTGCACGATCGGCCCGTCCTACAAGATGGTGATGAACGAGCCCTGCTCGCACCGCCCGTTTGCGCTTTTCTGCCCAGACCCCGAGCCGCACGCGCTGATCGGTCTCTCGATCTTCGACATGACGGCCGACCTGCAGCGGATCAAGTCCGCGGTGATGCGCAACATGCTCGACTCTTTGTCGCTCGCGATCCACCCACGAGTGGGCGTCGTTGAGGGGCAGGTCAACATGGACGACGTGCTCAACACCGAGGTCGGCGGCATCATTCGCCAGCGCGCCCCCGGCATGGTCCAGCCATTCTCCGTCCCGTTTGTCGGTCAAGCCGCCTTCCCGATGCTGGAATACTTGGACAGCGTGCGCGAGACGCGCACCGGCATGTCCAAGGCGGCGATGGGCCTCGACGCCGGGGCGCTACAGAGCACCACCCGTGCGGCAGTGGCCGCGACAGTAAGTGCCTCTCAGCAGCACCTTGAGATGATCGCCCGCATCTTTGCAGAGACGGGAATGCGCGCCCTGTTCAAGGGAATTCTCAAGCTGGTCGTGGAAAATCAAGAGCGCCCACGGGTGGTGCGCCTCCGCAACCAGTGGGTGCCGATTGACCCGCGCTCGTGGGACGCCAACATGGACGTCGACGTAGACGTTGCGCTCGGCGGCGGCACCGAGGACCAGAAGGTCGGGGTGCTGACCGCGGTGGCCCAGAAGCAGGAGCAGATCCTGCAGATGATGGGGCCGCAGAATCCGCTCGTGAGCCCGCAGCAGTATCGCAACACGCTCGCCCGCTTGGTCGAGGCCTCCGGCTTCAAGAACGTCGACGAGTTCTTCCTTGACCCGGCGATGATGCCTCCCCCGCCTCCGCCCCCGCCGGACCCGGCGATGATTCTGGCGCAGGTCGAGCAACAGAAGATCATGGCGGACATTCAGAACAAGCAGGCCGAGCTGGAGCTGAAGCGGCAGCAGATGCTCCTCGAGGACGATCGCGCCCGCGACAAGCAAGAGGCGGAGATGATGCTGCGTGCCTACGAGATCCAGCTGAAGAGCGGGACCGCCGTGGACGTGGA